CCCCGCGTCCCCAACAGGAGGTCATATCATGTCACGTAAGCCTACGAGAACACGGTGCGTACTCTGCTCACGTATTCGCAGGATCGTTCGAATACTACGGTTTCCTAATTCCGTAGTACAAGAAGTTGATTCTGAGTCTATGCTTGCCGAGCTCCGTTACCGCAAACTCAAAAGGCTTTACGAACGCGATACTGACTCTTCTGGAGGGGACGAGGGGTAAGGACGTTTAGTCAAGGCTGGTTGCCTTGGCCAGGCGCAGATGTTCTGCGAGTTCCTTGCCCAGTTGGGCGAAGGCTTAACTGGAGCGAGAGCGATGAGAACCCGTACTACGGTAACAGGAGGATTCACTACGGTTAACACCCGTACGAATCAGTCCCGGCCTAACTGTGCTGGCGCGTGGACAACCACCTCCACCAGCACTAGTAACACCGGGACCCAGACGACGAAGGTTATTACCGACGTTGCGACTCCTGGGTTCTATTCTCTCCTGAAGTGTGGCGAGTTTCTGCCACTTAACCCCTTGGATATAAGAACTACGACGGAAACCCGCACGGCTGGTACTGGGACCCACTTTGACAATTTGTCAGGGGGGTGTTACCTGAATCAGTCGTTTGGTCCGTCGTGGAACTTTACTCCATGGTCAATCACTGTTCCACCTGACGATGATAATATCGCCAATGACGTAGTCACATCGGCTATTGCTGATGCTAAGAGCGCTGTATTTGATGCTCTTACCTTCGCCGCTGAATTGAGAAAGACAGCGGATTTCGTAGGGACTATGTTCAATCGAGTCAATGGTTTCGGCCTTAAAGCCGCAAACCGTGCTGTTCGTAAGTTCCGAAAGAGTGGCGGAAAGTCCGCCCTCCTCAAGGACTTCTTGCAGTATTGGCTCGAATACCGTTATGCCTGGCGCCCTCTCGTACACGATGTCCAAGACGCTGTTCAAGCGTTGGAGACTAGTTTCGATAGGATGTCGGTCAAAAGCGGTGGTGCAACAGTTAATCAGAACCTCAGTGCGTCTAAGACTACGATAATTGCCATTCCTGGAGGCTCTGCCTCTGTGAGTGATCTGTTGTCGGGATCGAGGACCTACCGCGGTAAGGCGTACGCAAAACCCGACGGGAACCGTGTTACTGTGGGTTTCGACCCACTGGTTACCGCTTGGGAATTGATTCCGTACTCTTTCGTGGTAGACTGGTTCTTGCATGTTGGCGGATGGATCCAATCAGTTAGTCCCTTTAGTGGGGCGACACTGCTTGGCTCCCAGTATTCGATCAAGGATGTCTATACGATGACTCAGGAAACTTCA